GCATTTCTGTGTATTGGTGTATGGGCTGCTGCTTCGGCTGTATTGGCGAATGTGGCATTGGTTCGGAGAAAGTGAGGTGCAAAAAATGATGAAAACATCGGTGTACAAGGGGTACAAACGAGATAAAATAGAAATGAGGGGCGATAGAGCGGAAATGTCAGATTTTCCACTCTATCTGAACACGGTCGCTGGTGGCCTTGATCGTAGAGATCAAACCATCGGCGGCTTTTCTTTTGTCGTCAAAATCTATGCTGTCCCAGTTGTCGAGATAATAGGATAACTTCTTTATCTGCTGGGGAGATATGGTTTCAACGCTCAATTCGGCGATTGCCTTTGAAATGGTCTGGCGTCGGGTGTCCAGTTCTTCAATTTTTTTGTTAGCGTAGGCAAGCAAGGTCGCATTGGCTCCGGTTAGCGTATCCAGCAGCTTTTCAATTTCTGCCTCCACCTGTGCCAGCTCCACTTGATAGGCGGTCAGTTTCGGATTGACTTTTTCCTCTCTGCCGTGGAGTATCTGAAAGTCTTTGAACTTTTCCTGCATGGCCGAGAAAATGAATTGCTCAAATTCTTCTTTGCGGATTTTCCCGCAGCCCGGACAGCCTTTGTTTTCCGTCCGTTTGGTACAGCGGAAATATCCGGTGCTGTTTGGTACATGGGTGGCTTTCAGAGCATACCCACAATGCCCGCATTTGATTTTTCCGGCCAGCCAAGTATTTTTCGGTTTCCGTCCCTGCTGGAAGGTGGTATTTGCCATAAGTTTTTTCCGGCATTTCAGCCATGTGTCAGAGGAAATGAGTGCTTCATGGGGAGCGATAACAAGTATCTGGTCTTTTAAGCACCTGTCCTTGTCCTCCTTCACATCCCGCCCCTGATAGAGATAGCAGCCGTTTGTTCCGGCAAAGTCAGAAGCGTCATTGACAATCGCTGCACCCTGACTCTTGAAAAATTCGTACAGCTCCAAATCGGCCTGTGCGTAAACGGGGTTTCTTAAAAGCTGGGAAAGAAATGTACGGAACATGGATTTGCCATAAATTTTTATGTCATGTTCCTCGAAGTATCGAGTAATATCTCCGAAGGAGGTTTCCGGTTCAGCGTACATTTCAAACATCAGCCGAACATGGTCGGCGGCTATGGGGTCGGCAACCATTTTCTTTGTGCGGATACCCTCTACCACAGTAGGCTCCAACTGATAACCGTATGGCGCCTGACCGCTCATGTGGAAGCCTTTCAGACACCGGGAATAGTAGGCGTCTGTGACACGCTTCTGAATTGTCTCACGTTCAAGCTGGGCGAATACAATGCAGATATTCAGCATGGCCCGGCCCATCGGGGTCGAAGTATCAAACTTTTCCGTGGAGGATACAAACTCCACATCGTACTCTTGAAACAGCTCCATCATCGTTGCAAAGTCCAGAATAGAGCGGCTTATACGGTCCAGCTTGTACACGATGACCCGCCGGACCTTTCCTTTGCGGATCTCGCCCAGCAGCTTTTGAAACTCCGGTCTGTCCGTATTCTTACCGGAATAACCTTTGTCCTTAAATACCCGGCAGCTCCCGCCTTTCAATTCATACTTGCAAAAGTCGATCTGACTTTCAATGCTGATACTGTCCTTGCGGTCTACTGACTGTCTTGCGTAAATACAATCTTCTCTGATAAATTCCATATTGGGCTCCTTTCCTTGCTGGAATGGAGCTACCAACCTTACAACTATATTATACCATCAGCAGCCCCGGACAACAATGTTGCGAATGATTAGGGAAATCTGTCTCCATATTTGCGGAACACCTCATAAAGACAACGCTCAATTTCTTTTTTGCGCTGTGCTTTCTCCTTCGGGGGAAGTACCGGCGTGAGGCTTTCCAGCACAATGATCTTCCCTTGAAATGCGACAGACTTTGTTTCTCGTTCATAAGTGACAGCTTGCGTCATTGAAAACCTCCTTTGCGAAAGTGCGTGTATATGCCTGCCTTTCCCACTTGTCCCGTGGGGAAATGTCAAAAGACGGCACCCAGCAGGTGCCGCCCTTTGAGCTTTCTCCACTTCGGGTCAATGTGGTCCGAGGTCAGTAAGGACTGGAAAGGTACTTTTCTTTGGCATCCTCCACGCTGTTGAGGTCGAATACTTCATAAAGCTGCCCCACAACACGCCGTATATCCTTCTTTGAAAATCCGCAGTCCTCCATTGCCATAATGACATAACCACGGCAGGCGTCATTGCTCCATTCGTCCGGTTCCAAGCCGGGGATCATTCCAAACGCATTTCCCATAAAGTGCTCCTCTTTTGAAAAGATGGGGAGCCACGCCGGATCGGTTGGCCTATCATCAGACAGCATTGCCGGGGGCTCCCCATAGGTTTTCACTTCATTTCAGACACACCGGACGGACATAGGCTTCATGCCCCATAGTATTTCAACTCTCCCCATTCTGATGGCAAGGCGTTCTCATTGCCTGCGACGGCTCACGGCTTGCAAGACCGCTTCAACGCTCGGACTGTGACTAAACGCAAGTATCCGGGTTCTGCGCCTGTTCCGGTGGAGCCAGCCTTGCCCCACCTATGGCATGGACCTGTTCGCTCGCTCAGTTTTACAAAGACTGTATTCTCTGAAATCCGAGGTCATGGCGGGTCTGTCACACAGCGCGTTCCCCTTCGTATCCGGGTGTCTTTTTATTCAATTTTCAATCTGCATGAGGCTTGTCTGAACCTCGGGCCATTGTGACCCGAAGTGTTTTACCTCTCATAAGCCATTTCATTTTCCGGCCTAAATCGGTACGCCTTACAAAGAATTTTTCAAAATTTTTTCTAAGCGACGCAGACCTCGCTCGATTGCGACACGAACCACTTTTTCATGGACGCCCTCTGCCCGGGCAATGTCCTGTTTGGTCATGCCGAGAATGAAATGAGCATAAATCCGTTTTGCCTGTTTGTCCGGCAGACTGGCAATCGCTGCGTGAAGCTCCTGCATGGTCACTTTCCGCTCATACAGTTCATGGGGAGATAAGGCAACAAAGACAGCTTCATGCTCCAGCCCGTCATCCCGATCAAGGGAATAGTAGGCTTTGTGGCGGTATGTACGCAGCCGATAAGCAGCCTCTTTACGATCAAACTCTTTGAACATTTCTGCAACTTCTTCCGATACTTCCATGAAGCAATCTGATGTATAGAATGGGTAATAGTCCCGCAAATTGATAATAGCCATATTGACCTCCGTTTCGGTTGTTGGTTGACGAGTGACCGAAACGAAGGCGGCGGGGAGCGGCACCGGGGAATGGCTTCGGGCCAACATGACCCGAAGCCGCCCCATAAGAACGTAAAAGCGCCCGGGCGGCATGAATCCACACGGGCGCATGAAATGACATAATAGTTAAGGTTCCAACAAATTTCGCATACATAGCCGGAATAACCCGGAGGGGGAGCTACGCTTTTTTTAGCTGGTGCAGATCATGGGTACTGTGAAAAAAGACAAAAATAGACACGGCGGCAATCCTCCTATATGCCGCCGTGGATTTACACGGTGTTAGGTCGTCGTTGGTTTAGGATAGACGAAAAGAAACGGCGGCTCTGAAAACCAAAGCCGCCGCTTCTTAGGCGCGTGAAAATGTGTCTGCTTTACGACGGCTTTTTTTCTTTTGCCGTCGTCCGGCAGATCATTAGATATATTGCATTTATTTAGTCTTGCGGTTCAATCCTTTCAAAATTAACAATGACAAAATCACACAAACCATCAGAATTACAACGCCGATTAAAACCTGAAACATATTTGCATTATAATAACCAGAGATATTGAAAACGGTTGTCATGGGATATACCGTCTTTAACTGCTGGGACATACTCGCAAATAATCCAGCAAACGAATAAATTTCTGCAAATACCAGAGCCAGCCAATACCCCTTTTTCATCCGCGCTACCAGAGCGATAATAGGCGAAATTGCAAAGAATACGCCTACCCCATCCAGAAAATATATTTTCAGATTTTCTAACACAAGGCCAACGGAAAGTGCTTCTAAATGCAAAACTGCCTCGACAAGAAAGGTAATTGCAAAAAGTAAAAGGTAAATCAGAACGCTGAACACAAAGGCAAGTATCATTTTGGCAAGTGTCAGTTTCACTTCATCTACGGGAATGAGCCGCAGAGATTTTAAGGTATCCTCCTGTTCCTCCCGGCAAATCATATAACTTCCCAATAGGGCAATTACAGCAGGCAGAACATAAAAGGTAGCAAGGGATTGGGCCGCTGTCATAAACCATCCAGCCCCGTCAATATATCGGCGGTCATAGAATGTAAACTGTCCCTGTGCAAAGACGATTAACCCTACCATGACTGTTGCAAACCCAGCAATCCAGAGTATTTTGGAACGGTGGAGTTTCTGGCTCTCCGCCCAAAGCAAATCTTGCAACGGTGTACAAAGGGAACATAATAAAAAACTTAATAATGGACTGCCAATCTTACACAAAGTACCGCCCAAACGAGACTACGGGCGGTATTTTTGTATCATGGCGGAGAAAGGAGGAACTTCCCACGGGGGCTTGACTGAAAAGTTGAGCCTCTTTTTTCATGCCAAAAAACAGGAGGTAAATGCTTATGGCAGATGATAAAACCACAAAAACGCCGGAACAGCCGGTAACGGATAGCGGGCCGGGCAAGGAAACGCCTCCCGCTCCCCCAAAAGAGCCGGAGAAGGTTTCCGTTTCTCCGGAGCCGGAAAAAAAGACGGAACCGGAGGTAAAGAACCCGCAGGTTTCCGTCTATAACTTCGCTGAAATTATGAAGGAAAAGAAGGTCGAGGAACGGGCGGCAGCTCCCAGCGGGGAAAAGCCTGCCCCGGCAAAAACGGAAAAACCGGAAAAGCAGCCGGAGGCTCCGAAGAAAGCGGAGGAAAAACCCAAAGAGCCGGAACAGCCGAAGCGCCGGGGCCGTCCCCCGAAAGCAGATAAGGACAAGGCCGCAACCCCGAAGCCCGAAGCTCCCGCACAGAAACCGGAAAATGCGGTCAAAAAGGAACCGGAGAAAAAAACGGCGCCAACGGTACAGGCCGCTCCCGCTCCGAAGGAACCCGAAAAACCGAAGGATGCACCACGCCGGGGCAAGGAACAGATCGTCTATATCAAGCTGAACGAGCTTCACGCCTTCAAGAACCATCCCTTTGAGGTTCGGGATGATGAAGAAATGCGGGCTATGGTGTCCAGCGTCAAGGACAAGGGCGTGACCCAGCCCGCTATCGTCCGTCCCCGTGAGGATGGCGGCTATGAGATCGTGTCCGGCCACCGCCGCCAGAAGGCCAGCGAGCTTGCCGGATATGCGGATATGCCCTGTATTGTTCGCAATCTGACGGACGATGAAGCCATCACGCAGATGGTCGAGGACAATCTCAACCAGCGTGAAGAAATCCTCCCCAGTGAGCGGGCCAAAGCCTTGAAAATGCAGCTTGAGGCCATCAAGCACCAGGGCTCCCGCACTTCGGGCCAGATTGACCCGAAGGACGCAGGAAAACGCTCCAACGAAATTGTAGCCGAGCGCAATAAGATGGCGGTCAAGCAGGTGCAGCGGTATATCCGGCTCAATGAGCTGGTTCCCGACCTGATGAAGCTGATGGATGAAAAAAAGCTGGGCTTTACTACGGCGGTGGAGCTTTCCTATATCGGCAAGAAGAACCAGAACTATATCGCCGTCGCCATTGACAGCCAGCAGTCCTCGCCTTCACAGGCGCAGGCAAAGCGTATGCGTGAGCTGGACGAAAAGAAGCTGCTCAACGGGGATGTGATCGACGGCATTATGATGGAGGACAAAAAGGAGGTAGACAAAGTGATTTTGACAGGTGCGGAACTGAGCAAGTATTTCGGCAAGGAAACTACGCCGAGGGAAATGAAGGACCAGATCATCAAGCTGCTGGACGACTGGAAGGGTCAGCAGAAGGAACATGAAAAGCCGGAGAAGAAAACCGAACAGGAAAAGTAAGCCCAAACTTCGGGTCAGCATGGCCCGAGGATTGCGGGGCTCTGCCCCGCGCCCCGAAGCTCTGGAGATATAAATGATTCCCCGTCGCCAGTTATTCCGTAGCATAGCCGGGAAAATCAGTCAAGGGCAGCGCCGCCGCAGGCGGTGCCAGAGGCACCCTTGACGGATTTCTCCCGGTTATGCTTTTTCCCGGTCAAGCGACGGGGATATAAATTCTCCAGAGCCGTTCCCCTTCCCGGGGGAAGGGGCGGAGGGGTTGGGCGAACTCTTATAAAAATGGAGGATACCTCGCTATAATTTTAATTGGCGGTTTTATCGGTTCATGGCAAAAGACACCGTCAATCTGTCCATCGCCTGCTCATAATTGTGTCCGCGCTCACAGCAAACTAAGTTTTGACACTTTGCTTTAAGTGTACGTCAAAGTTTAGTATACAACAGCCTCATTGTATGTCAACCTAATCTTATTGATCAGTATCATAGCCAGAGCATTTTGTCAACGCCGACAAAATGCTCTGGCTGTGACAGTAGCCATGCTTACACATAACTGCGAAGTGGATAATTAGTATTGCATATATCGGTGCAGTAGCGACACCGTATCGGAGAAACAGCGACACCTTGAGTACGATGTATACACTTTTGGCTAGCATCATGGTCAGGTGCGTTCAAGATCAATCTTTCCTGTTGATCGTTGCTGCATCAACAAAACTACGCATCTTTTCTAATCCGTTGGCTTCATTATACGATGGCATCCGCATAGAAGTGCCCCCGATCCGGACGTGAAAAGTCCATCCTATGAATGTATCCGCTATCCATGTGGCGCAGCTCTGTTGGATCATCCACCCTCGGTGCATCCGTAATCGGTACTCGCCCCTCCGCGATCATCTGGCCCAGCGCATCCAACCACTCGTGCTCAAAGTGCCCGATACAGTAACTCTGAAATGATCTGATCTCGTCCAGTTCTATGCAGAACGGATTCACATATTCATCTATTTCATTGGGGTTTTCCCGTTGAGCCATACGGACAACCGATCCCCTATCATGCGAAAAGCATTCCAATTCCTCGCCCCCTCGTCTTCTATCGGCCTCTTTGCTGTGTCATCTTTTGCGCACTATGAGAAAATAAACTTCTCATTTCAATGCAAACCTCTTGACAGGTTATTTTCCCATTGATATAATAAATGCGAAATCAGTTTTCCCATTTCAATTATAACGACGCTCTTAGCTCTTGTCAATAACACATTTAGAGCAAACGTCCTGGGAAAACATCATCTAGGGAAAGACTAACTATTAAAAGTCAAGCCCCAAAACAAAATTTTCGAGAGAAATTTTAAGGTGGTGAAAATTGGTATAGCAAACAAGAGCATCCGTTGTCGGATACTCGCTCCGTATAAAATCGCACGCTTAATAATCAGCTAAGAAGGCTTTCCCAGAACGCTGCATAGCAAAAATAAGCCTTACCAGCTTTTTAGCAGCATGAGAGATGGCAACATTGTAATGCTTTCCCTCAGAACGCTTCTTTTCAAGATAGGCCGAGAATGTAGGACACCAAAGGCAGACATATTTGGCGGCATTGAAAAGAGCATATCGCAAATATCTGGAGCCACGCTTTTCCATGTGAGCATAACAGTTTTGCAGTTGCCCTGACTGATATGTAGATGGAGAGAGTCCAGCATAAGCCAGCAGCTTGTCTGCGCTTGCAAAGTTGGAAAAATCTCCAACTTCAGCAAGAATCATTGCACCCATATGTCGGCCAATACCGGGGATTGTAAAGATGGGAGAATCCATCTGAGATGTAATCTTGTCAATTGCGGATTCTACCTCAGAAATTTCTTTGTCCAGCTCGCGGATGAGAGCAATCGTGTGTTTCAACTCCATAGACTTAGCAGGCATTTTCGAGCCAATGGAGACCCCTGCGGCTACTTGGATTTCCGCGGTTTTAGACTTGGTATAACGACCTTTAGAGGCGGTGCAAAGAGTCTCAGCGAGTTCTTCAGTATTAGCGTTTGCGATATAGCTTGCACCCGGATAGTTGCTCAGCAGTGCGTATACAACAGCGATGTGCAGACTTGAGACCAGCTTTTCAAGCTCCGGAAACAGAATATTCACTAACCGCGCAACGGAGCTTTTCAGCTTGGCGCGCTCTTTTACCTTATCAAATCTGTATCTGGTTAGTGACTTTAGCTCTTCATTGTGGTATGCTGTATTTGAGTAGGACTTGAGGTCCACATCAGACATGAGCATCATTGCAATGGTACGCGCGTCTATCCGATCTGTTTTGGTTCTTCGCAGGCTGAGACTTTTCCGGTAGAGGTTCGTGTGCAGAGGGTTAATGACATAGGTTGCCAGGCCGCTGTCTAAAAGAAACCCCAGCAGATTGTAGCTGTAATGTCCTGTGGCTTCAAGCCCTACTTTTATTTTGCTTTCACCTTGGGAACAGCTTTGGATTCTTGAAAGAAGCGTCTCAAAACCGATGCGGTTATTGGCAATGGTAAATACATCTGCCAAGACCGTTCCTTCCGAGTTGAGGATAAAGCAATCGTGCTTGTCCTTTGCAACATCGATACCAACAAAAATCATTTCTTTTTACCTCCGGCGTTTTATTTTACAGTGCTGCTTAGAGCCACACCTCTTTGCTATGTAACCTCGTTCTATATAAACCGTCTGGCGGTATCTAACTGATTAACACTAAAAACAAAGAGCCGTGGTTGGAGCCTTTCCGAAACCGTCTTGCGGTAGGAGGTTTAAACCAATCCACAGCACCTTGTCTATTGTAGCATTTTGTCCTTGGAGAGGGACTCTAATAACTACTACTTTATAATACGAGGAGCACTAGCAATGAACTTCAGGGAAAAACTAAAAGACCTCCGCACGCAGAAGGGGTGGTCTCAGGAGGAACTTGCGAAACAGATGGGCGTAACCCGCCGTACCATTGGCGGTTATGAGGCCGGCACTACCTATCCCCGCACTCGCGATATGTATGCAAAGCTGGCCGAGCTGCTTGAAACGGACGTCAATTATCTGATGACCGAAAATGAGGAGTTTATGACCGAGGTAGGCTCCTTCTATGGGCGGCGCGGTCAGGCTCAAGCCAGCGAGATTCTCAGCCAGACTCGTGAGCTATTCGCCGGCGGTTCTCTTTCGGAGGAAGATCAGAAGGCGTTTGCCATTGAAATGCAGCGGATCTTTATGGATTCCAAGAAGGTGGCACGTGAAAAGTTCACGCCGAAGAAATACCGGAAGAATGCCGAAGATAACGGCACCTGATCTTCTGCCAGAAAGTTGGTGAAAGAATGACACAACTTCAAACCTTTGACGATACTCAAAAACTGATTCAAAAATATGGTACCCGTGACCCTTTTGAATTGATTGATGCGATGCCAAACACAAAGCTCTGGCCTGCCAGATCACTCGATGCAGATGGTTTGCGTGGCTTCGCTACGATTGTAAATCGTGTCCGATACATAGCAGTCAATCCTCATCTTCCCTACGAGGAGCAGCGTGTCATTGCCGGTCACGAACTGGGCCATATCTTTGAACACTCGAATCATCTGCGCTGTCAAGCCATGCAGGATTTCGACATTTATCAGGCCACCGGCAGACTGGAAAGAGAGGCCAATTTCTTCGCCGCCGATCTGTTACTGGATGATGAGGAGGTGCTGGATCTGATTCACTCCGGCAACACCGACTTTTTCAGCGTTGCCAAAGAGCTCTGCATTCCAGCGCCTTTTTTTGCGTTTAAGATGTACAGCCTGATTCGCCGCGGTGAGCACCTCCAACTGCCCGTTGATATCGACAACCGCTTCCTGCGGGCTAAGCACTAAGGATCGGAGGTGACCCACATGGCGATACCCAAACGAAACAAGATCGAGCGTGTCTATGTAAAGGTCGCCTCGGAGTTTGATTCAACCGGCTATATGCAGCCAACATCTATCACTTGGGCGGACGGAAGGACATTCCCTATCGAAACTGTCCGGGACTTCCGGCCGGCTGGAACCGCAGACAACGACTGCAATGGCGACTGTTTCACTGTCCTGATTCAAGGACAGGAGAAGCACCTGTTCTTTGAACATATCGACCCTCGCTTCACCGGACGGCTTGGCCGCTGGTATGTGGAGCGGACGGCACAATAAGCTCATCCAACGAAAGAGGTTTATCAATGACCATCTTTGAGAAACTGAGTACACTCGCCGAGATTACCGACCAAGATGAAATGATTAAAGCCTGCGAAATCATTCCAGACGAGGAACTTCGTCCGGCTCTGGTGGTTCTTGCTCTGGCCTATAACAAGAACGAGCAAGCTAACCGCGAGATTTTCCATCGGCAAACGCAGGAAATCGATTCTCTTCAGGAAACAATCAAGGAACTTGAAAAAGCAAGCAAATGACATTGCGAAATTCACCACAGAAAGGGAGCGACACAACATGGCGCAGCGCACGTATCTGGCAATAGACCTCAAGTCGTATTATGCCTCGGCAGAATGCGCCGCACGGCATCTCGATCCGCTGACCACCAATCTGGTCGTGGCCGATGCCAGCCGCACGGAGAAAACCATCTGCTTGGCTGTGTCCCCATCCTTGAAGACCTACGGCATTCCCGGTCGAGCTCGACTGTTCGAGGTCGTGCAGCGTGTCAAAGAGGTCAACAACGGTCGTCTGCGGGCTGCCATCCGGAACAAGACCGCTGTGTACAAAGATGGTGTTCCCTCTCTTGCGGCTGCATCCTATGATGCGACTGCCCTCGCCGCCGATCCTTCTCTTGAGGTATCCTATCTGGTGGCACCACCCCGGATGGCGTACTATGAGAAGGTCTCACGGCAGATTTACGGCATCTATCTCAAGTACATTGCCCCGGAGGACATCGTGGTGTATTCCATCGATGAAGTGTTCATCGATGCCACAGCATACCTTACACATTATAAAATGTCTGCCCACGACCTCGCCATGACCATGATTCGGGAGGTGCTGTACACCACTGGCATCACCGCCACCGCCGGGATCGGCACCAATCTATACCTGGCAAAGCTGGCAATGGACATTACTGCCAAGCACGCTGCCCCGGACAAGGACGGTGTCCGCATCGCAGAGCTTGACGAAGAATCCTTCCGGTATCTGCTCTGGGATCACAAGCCACTCACTGACTTTTGGCAGACCGGCCCCGGCACCGTCCGCAGACTGGAAAAGCATGGCATCCATACGATGGGTGAGCTGGCAAGAGCCAGCATTCATTTCCCTGAGATACTATATAAAGAGTTCGGCATAGATGCTGAGATTCTCATCGACCATGCCTGGGGGCTGGAACCCTGCGGGATGAAGGAGATCAACGCCTATCGCCCGGAAACCAACAGCCTGTCCGAAGGTCAGGTTCTCTCCTGCCCTTATCCTTATGAAAAAGCTCGAATCATCGTCCAGGAGATGACCGACAGTCTGGTATTCCAGCTTACGGACAAGGGACTGGTCACGGACAGCCTGACACTGGACATCGGCTATGACCGGGAAAACTGTGACAAAGGCATCTATCACGGTCCTGTCCACATCGATCACTATGGCCGCACTGTTCCGAAGGGTGCCCACGGCAGTACACGACTGGACGACCCGACCAATCTCAGCAGCCAACTGATGGCCGCTACCACAGAACTGTTCGACCGCATTGCCAACAGAAATCTGACTGTGCGGAGAATAACAATCGCAGCAAACCGTGTGGTCAAGGATCAGGGCATCTTGCAAGTGGATCTGTTCACTGACACCAGCAAGCTGGAGCGAGAGAAATCCCTGCAGGCGACCATGCTCGGTATCAAGAAGAAGTTCGGAAAAAACGCTGTTCTGAAGGGCACCAACTATCTGGAAGGAGCCACTATGCGAGAACGGAACGGTCAGATTGGCGGCCACAAGGCCAAATAAAGCAACAAGGAGGATTCTATGGCAGACTTCAGGAATACCAAAGAAGGACAAAACGTCGCACAGAAGTATGCAGACATCCTCCATCTCAGCCGCCCAGAGCCACCCGTAAAGTATCCCCGGATGGCACTCTCAAACCGGGCAAAGATATTCAGCCCCTTCGCCGCGCTGCGTGGCTTCGATGATGAGATTTCCAATGAGGGCGCAAGGAAACTGCTAGTAAAGAAGGTCGAGCTTTCCGATGAGGAGAAGAACAACCTCTCCGATAAGCTCCTGCAGGTCAAAAAGGGCATGAAGGTCGTGTTGCGGTATTTCGTGAGGGCCACAGAGAATACCGGCAAATACATGAGTCTAACCGGCACCGTTGTTATGATCGACCCAGTTTATCGGGAACTGAAGGTCATGCAGGACAGTGATAGAAAAGCCATGGGCATTGAGAAAGAGTTGCCGGTCATCATTCCCTTCGATGACATTGCCGATCTTGCCGGTGAGGGCATCACTAGTATTGAGGACTACCTTGGAATTGAAAAATATCCTGATGACATATAAACTCCTACATGACAAAGGAAGTACAAAACGCCGTGAACTACTATTTTTGCGATGTCTGCCATTACTGCTTTGAGGCGGAATCGCTGCCTGACCGTTGCCCAGACTGCGGCAAAACGGACTATCAGAACATGCCTGCCATCCGCCCGGCAACCGAAAAAGAAGTACAGGATCTTCTCCGAGCCCGGGATGAGGAATGGGAATAAGCCAACTGACTGCCTTCTGTGGTATCCACGGAGGGCAGTTTTTATTTCTATCACAAACTATACCTACGTCCCTATCACTCCGTCATCTTCTTTTTAACCTTTTCCGGCACGTCAATCAAGCCAAATCGGTAGAATATCCCATAAATGTAGGACATACCCCGGATATCCCCCAGCGCCTTGGGTCTGTCCACTACCTCTCCGATTTTACCGATATTGTGATACGCCAGCAGCACGGAACTCCAAGCAAGGCTCTTGCTGCCCTCTCTCTGGTCGATCCACAGCTCCTTGGTAAACTCATCTTCCCTGCCCTTCTTCAGCGTATATGTAAAGGGCGAGCTGGACATCGTCTTGAACTTGTATCCCCGAAAAGCCACCACGCACTTCCAGAGATTTACTTCGCAGGGATCCTTCCTCAGCGCAACCACAGCTCGGTAGTGTCGCTGCCTCTCTGCCCCGGCACTGATATTCGCCGCCTCAGCCTCTTCCGGGAAGTACACACCTTTCTCATACGGCAGATAAGAGGTCACAGAGGGACGGGACAGCCGCAAGGCAGCCATGGTGGAGGTGACGGCAGTGGAGTAGTTTTGTGTGCTTCTAAAAGAATGGAACGTCTGCTGAACGAGTTTTGCCGTGTCCGACTCATAGACTCCAACTGTGATGAGCAACTTTCTCACCTTGATGGGGTTGAGGGACAGTGCGTCCGTGATGGCTTGTAGGCTCATTTTGTCCGTATAAAGATCAGCAACCGCTTTCATCTGTTGTGCCAGGTTCTTGGCCGCACTGTACTCTGGCTTCAATGGTTTTCGCCCACCGCCGGGCTTGCGTGTGTTACCCACAGACTTCACCTCATTTTTATTTCCGTCACAAAATATATATCATGCTCAAGAGTATGCCGTGTGAACTTCTGGAATTCAGTCCACACGGCATATTCCTTTATTTCAGTTTTTCAAGGATCTCGTCCGCACTCATGCCGCTCGCCAGCAACTTCTTCAGCACAGCTTCGGCTTCAGCCTTCTTAGCAGCTTCAGCAGCCTTCGCATCAGCGGCAGCCTTCTTGGCCTCCAGCTTTGCGATTTCTTTCTCGGTCTGCTTGATCTCCGCCTTCTGCGGCTTTAGACTTTCACGCAGGGACTCTATATCGGTTTTCAGCTCTTCGATTTGGGCGACAGTCTTGGAAAGACCTTCTTCGAGCATCACCTTGTCTTTCTGCAACTTTGCAATCTGTGCATCGAAGTCTGTAGATGCGGTAACACGGTTCTTGCTGCCTTTGGTTCTGGGCATAGGATGATACCTCCGATAAGATTATGTAGGATTGGATGTTAATATGGCACTGTGTAGCTTGGATGGCAACTCTGTGAGCTAGTCGCTTTTAACGCTCATCGCGCTTTTCAATGCCCGCATGGGTAATCGCATACACCGGCTCATTAAAAGCATTTCTTCGGATTTCAACAAGATATCCATTATCAAGACACTCGTCAATCAGCTCCGCTGGGAAATGCTTTAACAGATTTGGACGACTTGCAGTATTACCACCCGCAGAGATCCAGTATAGAATCTGATAGAACCTATTCATATTCTTTCTCCTTTTTCCATAGCTAAAAGAACTCACATTTCAGCTGTAACACTATCAATTAACAATAGGCTTAGACCAGCAGAGCTGTTGCCAAAAGATTAGTGCCCACAGCCTGTAAAATAAACAGAACATCGGCGGTAACTGCGGCAGAAACTTTTATCATTTTAGCTTTCATAGACTTTTCCTCCTTGTATTTGACGGCGACACTTGTTAGGTATCTCTGAAAGGGGCAAGACAGTACACAGACTATGAACACTAAAACTATGGCAAACAAACTCAGCGGCCCCAGCTCGACTGGTCTAAACCTATTATTCTCTGCATCTTAGCCACAGCACCCATACTGTGTTGCCTGCCGCCCACCACGTAGAGGTGTGCAAAGTTTCGAGCGGCAAAGCTGTGAGCATCCATAACGAATGCCTCTCACAGCTCAAATATATACTATATAGGTCTCGTTTTCAAGGATAACGAAGGAAATTAGACATGTATACTTCCTTATGCTCTATTTTTTAAGCTCATTTTTCTGCTCAGCCACGTCCATGCCACCAGCATACCGATACATCCGCCCATCGTATTACCGAACACATCATCGAACTCTGCGATGCCAAGTCCCGTAATATACTGGGTCGCTTCGATTGCCACAGACATCACAATTGGAACAATCAACACCCACTTCTTCTGAAACCATCTATACAGCCCCGTTCCAAGCGGAATGAACAGCCAGATGTTATTGATGACCCCAACTCTCACAGATTGCTCTTTCAAGAACTTCCCTGCATAGGAAAAGAGGACAAAGTTCATTCTTGCATCCCCTGACTCACGAAACATCAGTGTTTCATAAATGATGAAGGCCACATAAACAATCGTCAGTACCACGCTTAAACTCTTCGGAAGAACAATCATCAGCAAACAGACCACGCAGCCAAAAACAACTACCATGCATGGGAAACCATTCAGAAGGTTGTCCACACACAGCATAACATTGCCGTTTCTGTCAAGCAGAAGGCTCACCTTACCACTGCGTTTGATGCCGTATTGTCCTTTAGACAATGCCTTTGGGTTGCCCTCCGCATCAAAATACATATCCGTATCTGCTGTTCCATCTCTATGATAGGTACGTTTGAGGATAGTATAGCCTGCATTGGTAGGGGTGGGTTTTCCATCTGCACCAAGATAGGTGATCTGACCGATGTATCCTTGCTCGTTGCGCTGGTATAACTCGCCATACTGACCAAGCAAAGACCTCGCTGGGTTCCCTTCTGTGTCAAAATACTGCTCACTGACAATGGTACCATCCATATCACGCTGATATGTCTTAATCGCATATCCAGATGAACTGCTCACCGCATGACCATCTTTATCGAAAAAGGTCAAACTAGTGTTCTGGCCTTCAGTATTAAACTCACGATGAGTCCCATAGTATCCACCGGAGCACTGTACCTGCTGTCCGTTCAAATTGTAGTAGAAATCATCGGAAGCCCTGCCACCAACCTGCGTTCTTACAATAATAGAATATCCGTCACTGAGTATTATCGGATTACCTTCGGCATCAAGATATGTGATTACCGTACTCGTTTCATCGTATTCATACGATAATCCGTAATAATCCCCATACCTTGCCACAGGGTCTCCGTTTGCATCAAGATAGCGTTCCTCTACAACTCGGCCGCTATCATCACGCATTCTACACACGGTCGCATAGCCCATATCAATGGCATCTGTGATTGCACCATCAGGATTCACATAGCTTGTGCTGGTCACGCTTCCATCTACGGTTTCTCGGATACTCAATTCTGAGGCTGTGTATCCTGCATCGTGGTCAACATCCGCATCAGGCAACAACGCCAAGATAGACAGAAGAACCATAGATGCAGTCAGCAGGATTCCGCATCCTCGTTTCAGCTTCGCATTCAAACTCCGTAGCCTCTGCTCTTGATGGTCTTCACGACGTCATCTACATACTTCTGGCAGGTATCGTGGTCAGGAGCTTCCACCATAACGCGGACCACCGGCTCCGTGCCGGACTCACGCACCAAGATGCGACCTGTGTCGCCCAGTGCCTCGGCCACAGCCTTGACTGCTGCCTGCACTGCTTCATCATCCTGTGCAGCTTTCTTGTCGGTCACACGGACATTCTCCAGAACCTGCGGGTAGATCTTCAGGGGCTCAGCCAGCTTACTCATAGGCATCTTCTTCGCCAGCATGACTTCCATCATCTTCAGGCTAGTCAGGATACCATCACCAGTGCTGGCGTACTTGGAGAAGATGATGTGACCGCTCTGCTCACCGCCGATGCGGCAGCCGTTCTTTGCCATGTACTCATAGACGTACTTGTCGCCCACAGCGGTCTTTGCATAGCCGATGCCCTGCTCGTCAAAAGCCTTATACAGACCAAAGTTGGACATGACGGTAGTGACCACAGTGTTGGTCAGCAGCTTGCCACGCTCCTTCATGTAGCAGCCGTAGATGTACAGAATATGGTCGCCAGTGATGACATTGCCCTTTTCATCCACACACAGGCAACGATCAGCATCGCCATCATAGGCAAAACCGATGTCCAGCCCATTCTCTACCACGAACTTCTGCAGACCCTCAATGTGGGTGGAGCCCGCATTGTTGTTGATGTTGGTGCCGTTGGGCTGTGCATTGATGACGTAGGTATCTGCTCCCAGAGCATCAAACACAGACTTGGCAATGTTCCAGCTGGAGCCGTTGGCACAGTCCAGACCGACCTTGACGCCCTTAAAGGAGTAGATACCGAGGCTGATCAGATAGCCCATGTAGCGGTTACGACCAGAAACATAGTCCACAGTGCAGCCAATGTGCTCACGGTGAGCAAATGGCAGCTCCGGCCAGTCCTTGTCGAACACATGGAGCTTTCCGTCGATGTAGTCCTCTACCAGCAACAGGATTTCCTCGGGCATTTTCTCGCCATAGCAGTCGATCAGTTTGATGCCGTTATCGTAGTAGGGATTATGGCTGGCAGAAATCATGATGCCACAGTCGAAGTCGTCCACGCGGGCGATGTAGGCCACACTGGGCGTAGTAGTGACGTGCAGCAGATAGGCGTCTGCGCCGGAAGCAGTCAGACCAGCAACCAAGCTATACTCGAACATATAGGAGCTGCGGCGAGTGTCCTTGCCAATGACGATGCGTGCAGGCTCGTTGTTGCCGTTGCGCTCACGCAAAGCGTTATAGTACCAGCCCAGAAAACGACCAACCTTGTAGGCGTGGTCAGCGGTCAGAGTAATTCCAGCTTCCCCACGGAAGCCATCGGTCCCAAAATACTTTCCCATTATAGTTTTTCCTCATCCAAAGAGTGAATTGACGAATATATGCTTTAGCCGAGAGAGAATCTCGTTGCCTGCCATCCGCCACGTAGAGGCAGCATATTAGGATAGCGTAGCCATGCTTTGAGCATGGCTTCATTGTCTTATCTTATCAATTTATTCGTTTTGATATGTTTCCAGCTCTGATTGATACTTTTTGGCATCCTTCAAAAAGCTCGCCGCAATCATCACGATGACTGCGCCAATGGGGAATGCTGCCACGATGCTGACCGACTGCAAGTTGTTCATGGAACTTTCCGCAAACAGCAATGCAATGGGCAACAGAATCAGCAGGATGCACCACATCAACTGGATGCCCTTATTGGGCTGTTCATCATCCTTGAGGGTGTGGTAGCTGTAGCAGGATGCCGTCAGTGCGATAGAATCAAAGGATGTTGCGTAGAAGGCGATCATCGTAATCAGAACAGCCACCATAACGACCGGTGCGCCGGGCATAGTCTTGATCATATCCACGATCATGCCGTACATATCGCCGTTTTCCAGATACTTCGCGATAAAATCCGCCTTGTCAGTCATTTGCAGTCCCATGGAGTAGTTACCCAGCACAATGAAGCTGGTCAGTGTAGAGCCCACGCCAAACACATAGCCGCCCAGAATTGTCTGGCGTACCGTTCTGCCACGGGAAATGCTGCCAATAAAGAACGGTGCTGCCACACACCAAACCATCCAGTAGGCCCAGTAATAAATGGTCCAGTTTTGGGGGAAGTTGGAGGTACGCAGCGGGTCGGTAAAGGTGGAAAGGTCGATGAAATTCTGCATCATCCGTCCCAGCGAGGAAAAACCGGTTTCGATAATATACCGGGTCTCGCCGCCAAACAGGAGGACAAAGGCAAGCAAC